CTTGACCTTTGGTCTTGCATGGAATGTCTTGTAGACGCACTTTGTGCGTCGTTACTACGCACAAACTACGCACTTCACGGGTGCGGGCGCCCGACGCCGAAGCACTCGATCTGCCGTGAGGCGCTCTCCCGCCAGGAGGTGATCAACCGCTCGGCCTCCTCCTCGGTGGCGGAGACCGCGGCGGCGAGGCTCGTGAGTTCATACATGAGCGCGCCCGCGATCGAGGGCGGCGCCTCCTGCCCGAACTCCACGATCAGGAACGAGCGGAGCTTACTGTGCAGGTCCACCGCGCGTTCGGCAGTCGCGCGGCGCTCCTCGGTCCACAAACGGTTCATGGGCGATCCCCTTTCCGGTGACAGGCCAGGTGCGAGTGAAACAGATCGAGGTGGAGCGCCTGCGCGCCGCGCCGCACCTCCGTCTCGATGATGCGCGGCGCGCCCGCGAACGGACGCCACCGTCCGGTCTCCGCGTTCTGGTAGAAGATCAGGACGCACCGACAACTCCGGCACCGCCCGACGAACCGCGAGTCCGACCAGAACCACGCCGACGTAAACATCGCGATTCACGACCAGTCGATCGCGAGCTGGTGCGACTCCGCGAGCTTCTTCGCATAGCGATCCGCGCGGCGCTCCATCGCGGGAATCCATATCCCGTGGTGACGCTCCCAGGTGTCGCGGCGGAAGTGCCCGGTTCGCGTGCAGAGTTCGAGCAGCTCGTCGAAGCGGTCAGGCGTGAGGAGCGAGGCCTCGCGCAGGTCATCGAGCGGGAGCGCCGCGCCGCGCGAGTCGATGCCCTGGCCTGGGCGCCGCCCGTGCTTCGCGACATGGCACCACAGACCGACGAGCCCGCCGATCCCCTCGGCGCCGAACGCGCGGGCGACGGCGCGGATCTTCGGGTCCTCGGGCATATCGCTATCGAGTTGGAACCACTTCACGGGCAGGCCTCCCGATCAGCGCGTGCCCGTGCGGCGCGCCGTGCGCGCGCTCGACTTCTTCCGAAGGTCGGCCTTCACCGGGCGGCGGCGCGTTTGGAACCCGCCGTGGTTGCGCTTCTCGTGATCGCCGCGATCGTGTTCCAGGTCCGCCTCGACGACGGACTTCCGCCAGCGATACGGATACGAGGCGAACGGGCGCGGGTGGAACGTGCCGTCCTGCAATTTTTGCCGCACGGTTGAATGGGAGAGCCGATAGAGCGCCGCGATCTCGGGCAGGGTGACGATCACGCCGAGCTGATCCAGGCTACTAATCACCAAAGGTTTCACGAGGTGGCTCCTCTCTTTTGAGCCCCGCACAACGAAAGTACCGAGCCCGCCGCGGTGGGATCGCGGAGGCTCGCGCCGCAATAAATCGAGAATGAGGCCGGAACTACAGGGGAGTTTGTAGTTGCCAGAATTGAGGTCTTTGTATAAAAAGTACGATTCGTTGTCAATTTTTACGCCAGGAATTATCTAGAATTAGGACAGGCCCGCGGTTAAGCGGGACCGGCGCCGCGCTTAGGCGGCGCGACTCAAGAGAATGAGGCGTAGACATGGCACGCAGTAAGGCGCCGCGGCGGTTGTATCCCGGGGTGTGGCGCGAGGGCGATCACCTCGTCGCGGAGGCGAGCGCGGGGAACTCGCGCACGGGCAAGGTGCGCGATCGGAAACACTTTCCGCTCGGCACCGACTACCGCTCGAAGATCCTCCCGTGGCAACTCAGCCGACAGAGCGAGTTACTGCGCGAGCGCCCTGAGGTGGCGGAGCGCGGATCGCTCGCCGCCGATGTGGCGCGGTATCAAGCCGACTTACCAGAGGGCACCGCCTACACGAAGAACAGCGCGCAGATCCTCGCGCACTGGGCGCGCTCTCCGCTCGGGAAGCGCCCGACGCTTGACCTCGTGAAGCACGACCTCAAGTCGCAGATCGCGCGGTGGCTCGCCGCGCCACACGCCGCCTCGGTCAATTCCTGCAACAAGCGCCTCACCAAGTTTCGGATGATGTTCGAGGCGCTCTATCCTGCCGCGACGAATCACGCGCTCCTGATCAAGTTCACGAAAGAACCCGAGAGCGAGGTCCGCGACATTTCCCCGCTCGCGGTCCAGGCGATCCTCGATGCCCTGCCCGATCTCGGGCGCGCGGAGAAGGGCGGCGAGCGCCCGGGTGTGAGCGAGACGAAACTGCGCCTCGCGGTCATGGCGTGGACGGGCGCGCAGGGCGCGACCCTGCGACGGGTGACCACGCAGCACATCGACCTGAAGGGCGGGCGCATCTATCTCACCGCGCGCCGGAAGGGCAAAGGGACGCCCGGGCGGTGGCTCTCCCTGATCCCGAACGCGATCCCCGCGCTCGGCGCGTTCGTGGCGGCGGGCCTCGTCGGGAAACCGTGGGCGCGCTCCTCGATGCGGAAGACCTGGCTCCGCGGGATCGCGCGGGCGAAGGATGCCGCCGCGGGGCACTTCGATCGGACGGGCGATCGCTCCTGGCTCGATGATCTGGAGGCGCTCCCGCCGAACTGCCACCCCTACGATCTGCGCCACGGGTTCGCCTCGGAGGTCTACCGGCAAACGGGCGACCTCGGCGCGGTGAAGGAACTCCTTCAGCACGCGAACTTCGAGACCACGCAACGCTACACGAAGGGCGCCGTCTCCGAGCGCGTGCAGGCGGCGACGAAGATCGCGGGCGCCGCCTATGCGAAGGTGCCCTCGATGCCGAAGGCGCCGACCCTGCACCTCGTGAAGAAAACGGGCACGAAATGAAGGCCGCGCCGATCAGTGAAAGGAACCAGTCCATGACGATCTACGACGAACTCGCGCGCCTCCTCGCGTATCACGAAAACGCCGCCGAGACGGTGCGGGCGCAGTTGCGCGTGCTCGGGCGCGGCCAGGACGACCGCGCCCAGGCGCGCGGCCTCGGCGCCGCCGTGCAGCGGTCGGGTGTGATCGCCGCGCGCGATCTCGATCCCGATCGCCGCGCGGCGAGTGGCCTCTCCCAGGCCACGATCGAGCGCCGCGCGCGCACCGCCGCCGTGCTCGCCCAATTCGACCCGCGCGAACCGAAACGCGCCGCGGACCTGACCGATCAGGCGATGCCCCTCGCGGGCCTCGGCTCGCTCGTGCGGCGCGGTTATCTCCGCGCGGAGGCGGGCGGGTTCGTCCGCACCGACAAGCCGTTCTTTGTCCATCCGAACGAACCGAGCGCGCGCGCGCCCCGATGATGTTCCGCCGCATCTACTACGTGCTCGACGCCAACGGCGAGCCCGAACGCTGCGACGATTGGATGCGGTGGGCGAAGTGGTTCGAAGACACGCCCGCGCGCATCGTCGCGCGCGAGGAGCTGCCCAACGGCGTGCAGGTCTCGACGGTGTTTCTCGGTCTCGATCACAACTTCTTCGGGCGCGGCGCGCCGGTGCTGTGGGAGACGATGATCTTCGGCGGACCGCATAACGACTTGCAGGTCCGCTATACCTCGCGCGCCGCCGCGCTCGACGGGCACGCCCAGGCGGTGCAGCTCGCGCGCACCGCCTCGCGCCTTCCCTGATTCGCCTCCGCTCCCCTTCTCGTACCACCGCGCGCGCGCCTCGATAGCGGGCGCGTGCGCGCGCGGCGGTACTGACGACGAGGGTCGTAGTACGAAGGTCTTCGGGGGATGCCCCGGGGGATGCCCCGCCCTCCGTCGTCCTCAATAATCCTTAGTAATTCTTGATAATCCCTGTCGGGCCTCGGGGCATCCCCGTGATCGGGTGTTTCCCGTAACTCATTGATTCGAAAGGGTGCGCCCGCTCGGATTCGAACCGAGGCCCCCGCCTTAGGAGGGCGGCCTCCTACCGTTTTCGTGCCCGTATTCATTGGGCGAACTCATGGGGATGCCCCACGGGGATGCCCCAACTCGCGACAGGCGCCCTAATTCTCGGTAATTCTCGGCGCGGCGATTCGGGCGCTCACGGGAGCACTGGCCAGGGCGCGCCGAGCAGGCGGAACAGATACACGAGCACGATCACGACGACGACGAGGCGCACGAGGACGCGGAAGATCGGGTCCATTGGCACGTAGTGCTCGACGATGTAGGCGAGCACGCCCAGGATGACGAGCGCGAACAGATACGCGAACATGAGACCTCCCGGTGTATGGTTGCGCCCGATGCCTCGACACATTCCGACGCCTGCCGACTTCGCCGCCGCCGCGCCGCGCGCGCGGACGATTCACGCCACCCTGCAGACCTGGCTCTCGACCACCTACGGCGAGGAGCCGCAGCTCGCGATCCTCGCCGCGTTGAGTTTCGAGATCGCGCGCCTCGTCGCCGTCGCCCCGGGCGTGACGCCCGCCGAGCAGGCGGCGACGCTGTCGGTGATTCGCGCGGAACTCGCGAGCGAGGTCAGCCGGGTCGCCGCCACACGTTCCAGCCCCAATACACCGTAGTGCCCGCGGGCACGCCGGAGATCTGTCGGAAGTGCAGGGTCCAGCCCGCCGCCCAGTTATCGACCGTGCTGAGCGTGCCGAAGGTGAACCCGTGCGCCTGGGGCAGGCCCAGTGTGAGAACACCAGAGGCGAGCGAGTGGAACACCGTGTTCGTGGAGACGATCGGGCGCACCGTCACCTCGAACATCCCGACATTGCCGTTGCCCATATCGCCCACGCCACTCGCGCCCGTGAGCGTCACCAATGGAGACGAGTTTGGATTGCCCGACCCATACAGATCCACGATGAGCGGTGTGGAGAGCACTCCCGCGACTTGGAGAATGGCGTCGATCTTGAGAAGGTCGCGCGGCCCGAGCTTCGCGGCGGCGATCGGCAACGTGGCGAAGACGCCGACACCGGGACTCGTATCGGTGCCCATCGCGGAGACGAGCAGCTCATCGGCGCCGACGACGCCCGCGTCGATCTGATCGTAAAGTTCGGTTTTCCACGCGTTGTTGATGATCGTTCCGGTCGTGCCGGAGCCGTCATCGTCGATCATGGGCGTGCGGGTGATCGGCATTCGCAGCTCCTTCTAAGATTCGTCGGTCACAACAAGATCGAAATACGTGCTCGCCTTCACGACGGCGCCCGAGCACCGGCGCCGCGGCGGTTGCGTGCGGAGCGGGAAGGAGATCTCCACGCGCGTGATCGTCCGCCACAGCACGAGCGGATCGATCACTGAGGTGCCGGTCAGGTTGATCGCCTGCAGGCGTCCCGGTTTCGCGTTGAGGTCCTCGGTCTCCCACTCGCAGGTCTGCAGCGGGTGCACGAACGCTTCGAGGTCGGCCTGGGCGCGCGCCTGGGCGCCCGCATAGCTATAGCGCCCGTCCTGCACGAACCCTTCGATCGGTGGCCACCCGTCGAGCGAGGAGGCTAGGCGCGCGAGCACGACGACCGGCGTGCCGACCGGCGCCGCGCGCACGATCCCGTTGAGCGGCGACGGCGCGGTCGTCTGCAGACTCAAGGGATAGTCCTCCATCACACAATCCACCCACTCGACCGTTTCCCCGATCGCCATCGGGACGGTGAGCTGCCCGTACGGGTGGATCGCGGAGGCCAGGTTCAAATACAGCAACCCGTCCTGCGTGCCGGAGGCCTGATAGGCGGCGAACTGTCCGCCAATCTTGATCCAGCCCTGGATCGGTGGCGCGACCGGCGTCAGCTCGCACCACAAGATCGGATCGCCCACCGCGAAGGCGAGCGCGACCCGCGTCTGCGGCGGGTTCCGGTCCACAACGACATGGACCGGCGTTTGGAATTGCATCCATTGCGTGCCCAGGCGCACGACATGCTGATAGTCGACGCCGAGACTCGCATCGAAGAAGGAGGCATCTTCGAGCGGGATACCGATCGGGCTCGATGCGAAGGTGTCGATCTGCGGGAGCGGGATCAGGGTCGCGGTGCGGCGCCCCTCGACGATGACCGCGCGCCGGAGCTGCGTCGCGTCGGTCGTCAGGCGGAAGGCCTTCAGCGAGGCGAGGTTATTCGTGAGCGTCTGCGGGTTCACTTGCCCGGGCTCGTCGAGCGTGCCCGCCCAGGCGTGCACCTCGAACCCGTCGATGTAGAACCCGCCGCCGACACCGTTCAGCAAGGTCCGCATGACGGTCGAGGGCCGTTCGTTGACGGCATCGAATGCGGGGATCGAGGGCATCCCGGGTTGCACGAACTCGAGATCGAAGTCGAGCGGACCCGCCGCGATCGGGGAGAGGTTGCAGAACTGCCGCACGAGAAACGCGATCGAGGCGCTCACCGACTGCGTCGGGAATCGGTAGGACACGATCCGCGCGTCGAAGCGCCACATCGCGTCTTGGCACTGCACCGAGACCCACGGCGATTCGTTCATCGCGCGCCGGTCATATTGCACGACGAGGGCATAGCCCTGGAACAGCACATCCCCGGGCGCCCAGGCGACCGCGATCTCGGCGCCCACGGTCGGCACGGCGGCGGGCGGTGCGGTCGGCACGATCTGAAAACTACAGGTATCGGGCTCGTCGTTGAGCGCCTGCGTGACCTGCAGGGACCCGTGTCGAATGTAATCGGTCAGATCGGTCCGCGAGACGATCGCGCCGGTGCCGTCGCGCACGATCAGATCGACGGTGGAGAAGGGCGCGACGAAGTTCGATCGCGTGGCGCCCGAGCGCGCGAGGCCCGAGCGCGCGAAGGTATAGGCGCGCTCGGCGCCCGCGATCGCCACTAGCCCGCCCGCCGCACGGAGCGGAGCCCATACTTCGCGGTGAGCGCGTCATTCACCCGATCCGCGAGCCGCTGCAGGTCGCCCGGGGTGTCGAAGAACGCGCCCTCGGCGTGAATGATGATCGAGGGCGCCGCCGCCGCGGGCGGACTCCCCGCGCCGGGGGCGAGGGTGGCGAACGCGCCCGAAGCCCGCGACTCGTCGAAGGGCACCACCGCCTCGATCCCGTGGAGCATCACGGGCGTGCCCTTCCCGAAGTCGCGGAACCCGTCGGTGCCGCCCTGGTAACTCTCCTGCGGCGCGACCGCGGGCCGATAGGTGTTCTTCCCACCCTTGATCGGATTCTGTTCGACGGGCACCGCGGCGACGGGCACGGTGAGCGCGGGCACATTCTCGATCGCGGTCGTGAGCCCGCGCGTGATCGCGTCGGTGAGCTTGTGCACTTCGTCGATGAGCGCGCGAAACCCGTCCGACATCGAGAGCGTAAAGTTCACCCCGGCATCGTCGAGGTCGGTGATCGCGTCGCCGTTCTTATCAATGAGTTGGTGCGCGTCCACGAACTTCTGGAGCATCGGGCGCATCGCCTCAGGCACATCGGTGCCCATCGCGATCGCGTCGTTAATGTAATCGCTCACCGACTGGCTCATTTTGTCGGTGATGACGACCGAGTCGAGGCCCGCCGCGTTCAGGACTTCCCAGTCCTTAAACAGTTGCTGCGCCTGCTTGTCCAGCTCCTGCCGCTGCATCGCGGGGCCGAGTTCTTCGAGCGTGAACCCGTAACGCTTCGCGGTCTCGGTGACGAGATCGAGCGCCTGCGCCTGATAGGCGAGCGCCTCGTTCATCTTCTTCACCTGTTCCTCGAGGTCGGTCTTTTTGTGCGCGTCGTAGAAGTCCTTGAGGCTCATGCCCGCGCGCTCGGCCTTCTGTCGGAACGCCTCCATCCCGCCCGCGGCCTCGATCATGTCGTCGCGCAGACCGATCACTTCCTTGCGTTCCTTCGCCGCGTTGAAGAACCCGCGGAGGAGCCCGATCCCCGCGCCGACCGCGGCGCCCCACGGACCTGCCACCGAAAACCCCATCGCGGCGCCGGTCATCGTGCTCGACAGTTTCCCCGCGCCCTTCGTCGCATCGAGAAACGTCGCCGCGAGCGCCACGCCACCCGCGGCGGCCTGCCCGAGCCCCTGCGTGAGGTTGCCGGTCTTGATGTTCTTGAACCCGTCTTTCATCGCCTTCGACGAGCTCGCCGCCGCGTCCATCGCGCCGACCGCGGTCGAAATGTCCCCCGCAATCCCGGCCATCCCGCCGCCCTGGATCTGCGCGAGCTGCGCGAACGCGCCCGCGAGATCGTGGATCGTCCCGCGGAGTGATTCGTTCGCCGCCGCCGCCTTCGCCTTCGCCGCGGTCTCGTTGGTCTGCGCGGCCTCGTTCACGGAGAGCCGATAGGCCTCGTCGGCGAGGAGCGCGTTCAGATCGTCGATGCCCTGGATCTGTGCGCCTTGCTGCGAGACGACCGCGGCCAGGTGGACCGCGCGGGTCTTTTCTTTGTCGGTGAGTTCCTTCACGCCGATCGTGGTCTTCCCGAGAATGAACGCATAGGCGACCTGCGCCTGATAGGCGAGGAACACCGCCTCGGATTCGTCTTCGAGCACGTGGTTCAACACCTCCGCCTGATCGACGAGGTTCTGCAGTTGCGGCGTGAGGGCGGCGCCCGCGTCGCGGAGCTTCTTCGCGTTGTCCGCGAGCCGAAGCATCACATCGAGGTTCTGCACCTGCGCGGGCGTGAGCTTCGCGTAGGCCTCCGAGAGGTCCTTCACTTGCTTCGCGAGGCCCGCGCCGCTGATCGTGTCGGTCAGCTCCTGGATCTTCTTCCGGTGCTCCTCGGCCTTCTCCGCGGCCTTCTTGTCGGCCTCCGCCTGCGCCTGCGTGCGATACGTGAGGTTCGCGGTTTCCTTCGCGAGCCGTTCACGTTCCGCCTGCGCCTTCTTGTCGGCCTCCGCCGCCGCCGCGGTCTGCTTGTGGGTGGCCTCGACCGCCGCGCCGAAGTCCTGATAGCCCTTCACGCCGTCTTTGAGGAACGCGCCGATCCCGCCCCACAGTTCTTTTTGGAACTCCATGTCCTTCTCGAACTGCGTCATCGCGTCGGCGATGATCCCGCCCGTCACCCGCACGACGAAGTTCCCGAGCCGCGCCCACGCGTCCTGCGCGTCGGCGAGGCGCTTGATCGTCTCGTCGGACATGACCTTCGCGCCCGCGGCCACCTCGCGATAGCCCGCCGCCATCCCGGGCAAGAGGTCCCGCGCATCCTTCCCGAACAGTTCTTGTTGGACGCGGGCGCGTTCCATCGGGTCCGCGATCTGCCCGACCGCGTCCGCGACGGTGAGAAACGCTTCTTCCGGTTTCGCACTCCGCACCGCCAGGAACCCCAGGTGCGCCGCCTTCAACGCTTCGACGGTCGAGGTGCTGCCCTCGCCCAGTTTGCTGTTGAGGGTGCCCGCCGCCTTCGTGAACCCTTCCAGTGACCCGCCGCCTTGCTCGACCGCGTATTTGATGCGCTGGAAGGCCTCGGCGCCCATGCCGACCGCGCCCGCCTGATTTTTGATCGCGCTCGCGGCGTCGAACACGCTCCCGATGAAGTTCGTGATCGCGCCGACCGAGAACGCGATCCCGACCGCGCCCGCCATCTTGTTGAGCGTGCCGAGCCAGTCGGTACTTTGCTTGTTCGCGTCCTTGGTCTGGTCGGCGATCTTCTGGAGGTTCTGCGGGACCTCCATGCCGAGCGCCTTCATCTTGCTGACCGCTTCGTTGGTCGTCGCGCCCAGGCGGGCGAGTTCTTTTTCGGTGAGCTTCGAGACGCCGCCGATGTCCTCGACGGCCTTCGCCATGATCGTGGCCTCCTGCACGATCTGGCGTCCCGAGAATTGATTCGAGAGCGTGTCGAGGCGCTTGCCGACCTTGTCGGCGCCGTCGCCGAAGTCCTTCAGCGTCGCGGTGGCCTTGTTGACCGCGTCGTAGAAGGAGGCAAAGTTGGCGGTGAAAGTCGCAGAGAGTGCCATCGGGTTATTTCCGCGCGGCCTCGCGGTTCAAGTGCTCGATCAGCACGGTGTAGACATCGACCGGGAGATCGAGGAGTTCGTCGTAGGTCCACCCCATCGCGCGACAGATCACGAGGTCCGAGATCACGCGCTCACGCCAGCCGGGTCTTTTTTTTCGTGCTCCCGCTCGGCGGTCATCGCGGCGTCGTGCGCCTGGATCGCGTCGAGGATCTCGCGCAGGCTCTCGGGCGTCTGGTTGCGGAGCGCCGCGGCGACGAAGGCATAGGACTGATCCCGAATGCCGATCGGGCGATCGTCGGCATCGGTGATCGACCAGTCGATGAGGTAACTCACCGCCTGGGCGATCCCGATGTGTTCGAGATCGAGTTCCGGTTTCTCGCCCGCGCGGAACGTCGAGGCCCGAATCACGCGCGCCTGGGCGTCCCGCTCCTCGCCCGCCGTGAGGTGCTTCCGCACGAGGAGCCAGTCGCCGCCCGAGAGCGTCACCCGCATTTCTTCCTGTTTGCGATACCGCGATCCCATCGATCACTCCTTCAGCGTTTCGGCAGCAACCGCGCGGCGAGCTGCCCGTGATAGATCGTCACCTCCCCGATCGGGCGCCGCGTCGGCGCGCCCTCGGGATAAGTGATCTCCAGCGTCAACGGCGCCTGCGTGATGCGGAAGGCGTCGACCTCCCGCACCTCGGCCACCAACCGATCGCCCTCGATGCGCCACGCGCCGAGCTGCGCGGCGCGCTGATAGCCCAGGCGCACCGTCGCCGCGGCGCCCGCGATCACGATCCGCTGTGAGCCGACGACCGCCACGGCGCGCCTATGGGGCGATGCCCGCGGCCCAGGCGGTGCCGTCCCAGTGCGCCGCGCTGCCATCCCCGAGCATCACGAACTGCCCGCTCGCCCAGGCCGTCGCGGGGCTCGCGGTGACGCCCGTCATGCCGAGCAGGTTCGCGGGTGCCATCGCGCCCGCGGGCGTGAACTTCCCGGGCGAGGTGATGCCGTTGGCGCCGGTCGCCGCCACCTGCGAGCTGCGCGCCCAGGCGCCGTTCGCGACGAAGGTGCCGTCGATCGTGACGGCGCTCGTTACGCCACCCTTCACCGACGCGTCGAGCCACGCGGGACCTTCCCATCCCTGCGCGGAGGTCGCGCTCGGCCAGAAGGCGAGATAGCAGCCCACGGGCGAGTCGGCAGCGTCGAAGATCACATCGACGAGCCGATCCCAAAACGCGGTGAAGGTGCCGGAGAGGTCCTTCAGGCCGACGACGTAACGCTTGTTGCTGTCGCCCAAACTGGTTGTCTCCACTTTGTCAGTGGCCATGTTGAGCGCCCAGTCGGAAATGTTCCCGATCGCGACCCACGGGTCGCCGGGCAACATCTTCATCGCCAGGATGGACTCCTTCCCGTGGGTGCCGGGGTTATTGACGGGCGGGGCGGGTGCAGGCATTGGACTTCTCCTCCAGTTGAAAACCGTTTCACGGTGGAACAAACTCAGCCGATCGAGCCGGTGACCGTGAAGCCCGCGCGCTCGACGAGCGCGACGAGGTCCGCGTTCATCGCGCGCCGGTGCGTCACGACGATCGGCACGAAGGTGTGCGCGGCGGGCATCCTGCCGGTGTTCTTGCCGTTCGCCCAGTGGCGCGCCGCCTTCGTCCCGCTCTCGTAGATGTAGGCGTGGAACGCGCGGTTCCGAATGATCGCGACCGCGCTCACGGCATCGCCGCGCGACTCGACCGAGAGCCCGCGGATCAGGTTGCCGGTCCGATACGGATACGCGTCCGCGATCTGATTCGCCGCCGCCGCCGCGTGCGTCCGCACGATCACATCGGCCTCGTGCACGAGCGCGGGCGGGAGCGCCTTCAACGCCTCGCGGAGTTCGTCGAGCCCGGTGATCTTCAGTTCATTCGTGGCCATGTCGCCCCACCACTTCCGCCACCTGCACGAGCAGCTCGATGTGCCGGAGGTCCACATCGGTCACGCTCTGCACTTGGAACAGGCGCCCCTCGAACCGCACGCGCGTTTCGAGGTTGATCGCCGGGTGATACCGCCCACGCAGGACATGGCCGGTCACGCCCTCGACGACCGTCAGGCCCGACGATTGAATCGCGCACGGCCACGCGATGGGATCGAGTGGCGCGCCCGCGGCGTCCTCGAGTTGGACTTGGTGCCGATAGGACCCGACCATTCACGCCACCGTCGAATCACGCGAGCGCCGCGTGAGCTTCTCGATCGCCGTCCACACCCGATCGTCGTTGTCGTTGTCCGGGCCGAATTCGTCGCCGCGGTGTTCGTAGAAGTGCGTGAGGAGGACGAGCACCGCCGCCTGCAGCCAGGGCGGGACCGTCTCGGGGGTCCAGGTCGGATCGTTCCGCTCGTGCAGGTAATCGCGGATCGTCGCGCTCGCCGCGCGCACCTTCTGTGCCACATCGGCGTCCTGCGCGGGATCGGTGACCCGCAAGTGGATTTTCGCGACCTCCAGGGTCACGAGGTCGGGATCGCTCGGGCTCGTCACCGCGAGGCCCGCGCCTGCGCGCAGGAAGAACACATCCACCATCCCCGAGCCCATGCCGGAGGCCTCGGTGCAGCTCACGGGGAGTTCCACGTAACCCGGGCGCGCGAACCCGGGCGCCGTGATGCGGAGCGCGATCAAGGCCTGCCGACTCCCCTGCTGCTGCAGGAAGATCACCGAGCCGACCGGGAAGGCGAGGATCGCGGTCGCCGGGCGCGCGCCATCGGTCGCGATGTTGTGGAAGAAGGCGCGCGTCACGAGCCCGACCCACGGGGCGAAGGCATCGAGGCGCACTTCGCCATCGGCGGGCGGGAGGCCTGGGACGGCGGCGAACCAGAACGGCCACGCGATCATCACTTCACCCACCGATCCCGCCCGCGCTTGACCGCCAGGGTCCAGTCGGCGGCGGTCGCCGCCTCGCCAGGGCGCGCCGCGGTCGTCGTGTTCGCGTGCCACATCGAGCCGTCGAGCGTCACGAGGTCGCCGCGCGTGTACTGCGCGCCTGCCACGAAGACGCCCCGATAGATCGGCGTCGGGAGCGTGACGAGCGCCTCGGTGCTCCGCTCGCCGCGCGCCCATCGGTGCGTGAGCGTGCGTTCCCCGTCATAGGCGACCGCGTAGTCGTCGAACCCGAGCCCGTCGAGGCCGGGAGGACCGCTCGGCCCGGGCACGACCGCGCGCGCCTCCAGGGCGGCGAGGCGCTCCCGGGCGCCGAGCAGCTCGGCGGCGAGCGGTTCGAGCCCGCGCAGGCGCTCGACGACCGGCGCCAGGGCGGCGCGCACCACCGCCTCGATGAGATCGGCCATCGCCCGCGCCTCGTCAGGGATCGGGAGGTCAGGCACTGAGCGCGCTCCAGTCCTTCCGCAGTAACGCGAGCGCCAAGGCCTCGACCCGGGCGCTCGCGGCGCCTGGGACGGGCGGGAGCGCCGCGACGGGTGCGGCGCCCGCCGACAGCTCCGGCGTGGCCTGGGCGGGCGCAGGCGCCGCCGCCTTCGCGAAGGGCGCGTCCGAGTCGCGCTCGTCGAGCGCCGAGAGGGAGAAGTTCTGTTGTTGCATGTAGGGCGTGTCGCCGCCCTTCACGCTCCCGAGCCCGAAATACTTCTTCCGCGCCTCGTTGGGCGACATCGCGCCGGAGCCGATCGCCTCGCTCGCCGCCTTGGTCTTCGTCTGCATGTCGAGCCAGATCAGATCGTCGGGATCGAACTCGGTGCCGTAGGGCGTGCCCTCCAGGCCGAGCCCGTCATCGAGCACGAGTTCCGCAGACGTGAGGTGCGATTGAATGCACTGCGAGTAATAGGCCTGGAGCATCGCTTCGACATTCGCCACGGGCGGCGCCGGTCCGACGCCGACCATGTAGGCGGGCACATGGAAGCAGGAACAGATCGTCTCCGCGGTCCAGTTCAGTTGTTCGATGAGCTGCGAGTCGACCGCGTTGACCGTGAGCGCCTCGTATTTGACGCCATCGCTCAGGACCGCGACGCGCCCCGCGTTGACGCCGGAGAAGTTCGTCTCCCAGTAGTCCTTGACGCGCTTCGCCTGATCGTTCGAGATCGCGCCGGGATAGGTGAGCAGGCTCCCCGCGTGGCTCCCGCCTGCGAAAAACTGGTTGCTGGTCTGTTGAATCGTGAGCCCCTGCAGCGCCGACAGGCCGCACGCGTAGAGCGGACTCGTGCCGATCAGCGGGTGGAACAGCGGGACGCACTTATCGTGAAAAATCTCCGACGCCGGGACCGTGACGATCTCACTGGCGACGGCGGCGAGGTCATCGCGCCGCAGCTCGTAATAGACGCTGCCATCGGGCGAGACGAGCGGGCACACGCGTTTCGGGTCGAGCACATACATGGCGCGGACGAGCCCGTTCCCGTCGCGCTCCTTCAGCGCGTAGGTGTTCCCCTGCCACAGCTTCGAGGTCATCCACTGTTCGATGAACGAGAGGATCGTTTGATACCGATTCGGTTTGCGGAGCACGGGCGAATAGGCGGAGTTGGTCGTCTCGGTCCAGATCCCCTCGTCGTCGTGTTGCACCAGGCGGAGGCGGAGTTTCGCCACATCGCGCGCGATCAGGGTGATGCACGCGAAGACGGTCGTGTTCGAGAGCGCGGTCGGTCCGCTGATCTCCGCGTTTTGTTGCCACGCGCCCGTGAACGGTTCCCGAATGATCGGATACCACCCGCCGCGCGAACTCGAGCTGAGCGGGCGCAGGCCTGCGGCCTTCGTGGCGGAGAGTTCGAAGCCGAACAAGGACAGGCGCATCGACGAACCCCAGGCCCGCCGCGGCGCCCGTGGGAGTGGCAAGACTCCACGGCGCGCCGCGGCGGAACGGGACTAGGTGGTCGGGTTGATCGTCGCGGGATAGACCGCGCCGGTCAGGTAGTACACCGCGGTCGCGCGGGACTTCTTCCAGTTGATGAACCGCTCGGCGCGCAGACCGACGAGGTTGTCTTGGAAGAACGAGGACCACACCGCGGTCGCGTCCGCGGGCGAGATCGGCGTGTCGCTCATTTGCACCGTCGCCTCGCGCGAGACGTCGATCGACACGCCACCGTCATCGGCCAGGAGCACGTAGTTCGGCGCGAGCCCGATCACGAGGTCGCCCACGGTGTTGCTCGCGACGATCGTGACGCCGTTGGTCGTGCCGCCCGTGGGACCGATGCCGGGGAAGCGGAGCTGCCCGAGTCCGCTCGTGCCGAACCCCATCGAGAACGCGTTCACTTCCGACATGAGGATCGTGAGGCCCGCGAGCGGGACGCCGTTCGTCGAGAAGTACCGCACGATCGCGGCGAGGTCCGCGGCGGGATCGTTCATCGAGGCCGCGGTCGGCGCGCCGTTGGTGATCGAGGCGGGCGAGACATTCGGCACCTCGGCCACCGCGGGATCGGTGAACTGCTGATCGAGAAATGCGGCGATCCCCGCGACCATTTCGTCGCGCACGATCGTCTCGGCGTCGGGCGAGGAGGAGCGCACGAGCTCCTCGGTCAGGACGATGATGCCGGAGGCCTTCGCCATGCCGAGCGTCACCGATCCGAGCTGCATTTTCGTGACGGGTTTCGACTTGCCCTGGCCGACCCACTTGTAGGTGCCGCCCGCGGTCTGCGCGGGAATTGAGACATTGAACGGCACTTTCTTGAGCGGGACCTTACCGAGAATCGTCGCCGCGCGCGCGAGGGCGATGAACTCGTTCGTCAGGTTCGTGACCTGCACGAGCGCGCCCGCCCAGGCGGGATCGCTCGTCGAGCCCGGGGCGACCGCGGCCTTGATCAGGAGATCGACGTTCGCGTCGCGGTATTGCTTCGCGTATTCCATCGCGCGATAGCTGTCGCCCTTCGCGTGGAGGAGCGCCTTCACCGATCGCACATAGGTGAGGCCCGCGGGGAGGTTCGACTTCACCGAGACTTGGAACGGCGCCACGATCGGGCGCGCCGTGGGGTTCTCGATGCGCGTCGCGCTCGCGGCCTGGGCGCGGTCGAGATCGCGGAAGCGCACGAGGTCGCCGTCGATCGTCTTCACCTGCAGGGCGAGCCCGTCATACTCCTCGCGCCCCGTTTCGTCGAGGGTGGCGTCGGTCGCCGTGCCCATGATCGCGCCCATGCGGGCGACTTTGGCGGCGCGGGTGTTTTCAAACTGCGTGATCTGTTCCTGAACGGTCATAGGTGGCGCGTCGTTTCTGCGCGCTGGGGTCGAGGGGATCTCCGAAGCGCCGGAGTAGTGAAGGCCTGACGCGGCCCGGTCGAGACTTTTGATCGCGTAAATCGTGGCGTCCGTGTTCGCGGGCACCGTCACGAGCGAGAGTTCACAAATCTCGTACCGCGTGATGTGGAGCCCGTTCTTCAGGCGGCGCGCGCCGCCCTCGACGATGCGATAGCCGATCGACACCGCGCGAATGAACCCCGCGCGCACGCTCTGCACCGCCTCCAGGGTCCGATCGCGGAGCGGACCCGCGTCCGCGATCTCGGGGATCGTGGCCTCGAAGGTGATGCCCGCGCCGGTCGCCGGGTGCAGGGTGGCGAACCCGATCGGGCGCTCCTTGTCGTGATGCCACAGGAGCGGGAGCGGGTTCGTAAAAGTGGCGCCGAGCGGTTCGAGCACATCGCCCGCGCGGTCAGGCGTGGCGGTCGTCGCCGTGCCGGAAAACCGCAGGCGCGCGGCGCCAGGAGTCGTCGCGTCTTTCAGGTCGAGCAGCGCGTGGGCGTGCAGGAGCACCGCGCGCGAGTATCGGTCGAGCGCCCTACGGGCTCCGAGTTTCTGTTTTTTGGCGCCGGGTCCGGAGGTCGCGCCGAATCAGCTCGGGCACCGAGACGCGCGCCGCCCGGGCGCGCCGGTAATAGGCGTCGTAGGTGCGCGCCGGGATGGTGAGCGAGACGACCACGGATCGATCGGGCGGGTCGATCGGCGGGCGCCCGGGTTTATTCGTCATCGGACGGACCTCCCCCAAACACGAGGATCTGATATTCGGGCGACGGTGCGTGATCGTTCCGCTCCATCGCATCGAGCGCCATCACGAGCGCGACGGCGCCGTCGATCTTCTCGGTCGAGGCCTCCTTCGAGAGTTTCACGTTCCCCGCGGCATCGCCCTCGACCGCCGCGTTGGACAGGTTCCAGCGGAGGACCGGGTGCCCGTCATGCCGGAGGCGCTTCGACAGGATCGCCATCTCCAGGGACTTCGTCGGCGCGGAGAGCGAGGCGAGCCCCTGGCGCATCTTCACGCACGGGAGCCCGTCGATTTTTTCGAGCCGACTGACCAGATCGGTCGCGTTCCACGGGTCGTACGCAATCATTTTGAGGTCGAACTCCGTGTCCCAGTCCGTGAGGAGCGCGCGCACGGCATCGTAGTCGACGACCGGCCCGGGCGTGGCGGTGACGAACCCCTCCCGCCGCCACACATCGTACGGGACCCGATCGCGCGTCACGCGCTGTTGAATCCGATCCGCAGGGATGAAGAAATGCGGGAGCACCGCGAACCACTCGCCCATCGGGAAGACGGCCACCACGGCGGTGAGGTCGGTCGTGCTCGACAGGTCGAGGCCGATGAAGCACCGCCGCCCGCGGAGCGCCGCGCGATCGATCGGGCCGAGACACGCGTCCCACGCCGTCATCGCGACCCACCGCGCGGCCTGTTCGGTCCACTGGTTCAAGTAGAGGCGGCGGAACGAATTCTCCGCGCCTGGGATCTCCCGCGCGCGCAGGCACGCGATCCGAAGCTCCTCCAGACTCCGGAAGTCCCCGAGCGCCGGATTACAGGCGCGCCACACCTTCTCGTCGGTCCAGTCGGCGTCCGCGGGCGCCTCGTAAATCACCGGAAGAAACGACGGATCGATCGACGGGTCCGCGAGGACGCGCTTCGCGTGGCTGTAGACCTCCCACAGGATCGAGTGCCGGTCATAGCCTGCGGTCGAGATCGCGATCACCTGCGGTTGCGCCCTGGCGCCGGTGCTCGATGTGAGCACATCCCACAGTTCGCGGGAGGGCGCCGCGTGCAGCTCGTCATAAATCACGCGCGAGGCGTTGAACCCGTGTTTTGAATAGGCCTCGGCAGAGATCGCGCGATAGAACGAGCCGGTCTTCCGATGCACGATCCGTTTCTGGCTGTCGATGATCTCGCAGGCGGCGAGCAGCTCCGCGTCGTTGCGGATCATCTGCGCCGCCACATTGAACACGAGCGCGGCTTGGTCCTTGTCCGCCGCGGCGGAGTAGACCTCGGCGCCGATCTCGCCGTCGAACAGCAACCCGTCGATCGCCAGGGCGGCGGCGAGTTCCGACTTCCCGTTCTTGCGCGGCAGCATTAGCAAGCAAGTGCGAATCCGGCGCCGATGTGTCAAGCGGTCCACCGCGAACAGTTGCCGGAGGATCTTCTCCTGCCATCGGCGGAGGTGGAAGGTCTGCCCCGCGAACGGGCCTTTCGTGTGCGTGAGTTGGTTGATGAGCCGGAGTTTCAGCGCGACAGGGTTCGGTGGGCGAGGCATCGCAGGAATAGAAAATGAATAATCGCGGTCACTTTAGTACGCCCGCCCATTTGCTGTCAGGCGTGGCGACCCACGGTTCGAGCTGCACCGTCACGCGCGATCGGGCGCTCGGCGTGATGCCGAGTTCCGCCGCGGCCTTCAGCATCAACGCGAAGGCCTTGTTCGCCATGCCGAGCGCGGGGTTCGGGATCGGATATCCGCTCGGCGCCTTGATGATGAACGGGTGTTTCGCCGCCTCGCGTTCGAGCGCGATCCACTGTGCGTATTTGACGCAGTAGCCCGTGAGCACCGCGCGATCGACCGTTGTCACCTGCCCGCGCTCGATGAGCATCGAGGCCACGCGCCGCCACTCCGCCGCGGCCTCGGGCTCGGTGAGATCGGCGGGCACCTCGGCATCGAGCGCGCCGTGCTTCGGTTCGGCGGGGTTCGTCGGGCGCTTGCCCGGGTTCCCGCGGAGGAGCTTCAGCGCGGTCGGTTGCGGTTTGCGGCCTCTCATCGCACGAGCTCGTGCTCGAGGTGGACCGCGCGCCCGCCCGTGAAGGCCTCCCACCGATCGATCGCCACTTGGCAGTAGCTTGGGGCGAGGTCGATCGCGTAGCACGCGCGTTGTAATTGTTCGCAGGCGATGATCGTCGTGCCACTCCCGACGAACGGATCGAAGACGGCGCCCGGGACCGCTTCGATATAGGCGAGCGGGAGCCCCACCGGAAACTGCGCCGGGTGATCCGCGTTGTCCTGCACGGGCGCGAGCGAGATCACCGTCCCGAGTGCCCGATGCGGTCGAATCGTGACCGCCTTCTTCGCGCTCAGACTGCCATCGGCGCGGCGGTTCGTCGCGTGGTGCGTGCTGCCCGCGGTCTTATTCGCGACGGTGGGACGGAGGCGCCGCGGCCCGCGCCCGAACACGAAGATCCATTCGTGCTGGATCGGAAACATCGCGGTCACCTGGCCGACCGACATCGGCATCGCCTCGCGACTCCACACATTCCACGAGACCAACGCGAGCCCTGCCGATTCGGCGGCGGCGAGGTAGGCGTCCCAATAGCGATCGACGATGCCGTCGCGCCGCGAGAGCCCGAGATTCACCGCGACGAGATCCGCGTGCGGCGCCGCGGCGGCGAGAAACTGCGCGAGGTGCGCGGGCGCGAGATCGCCGGCGTTCGTGTAGGTGCGTTGGCGCGCGTAGGGCGGCGAGGTGAAGCAGAGCGCCGCGCGCTGCCCGCCCAGGACGCGCGCCACCGCGGCGGGCACGGTGGCATCGCCGCAGAGGAGCCGATGCGCGCCGAGCTGGAACAGATCGCCCGTGCGGATCGTGGTCGGGCGCGCCGCGGGCACGGCATCGGGATCGGTGAGCCCGTCGCGGCGGGCGGGCATCGGGAGGAGCGCCGCCGCCTCCGCCGCGGTCCAAAACGGTTCGAGGCTGAGCCCGCCCGCCTGATCGGCGGCGAGCTGATCGAAGTTCCAGGCGGCGAGTTCCGCGGTGCGGTTGTCGTAGATCGCGAGCGCGCGCTTCTGGTCGTCGGTGAGCCCGCGCCGCCGCACGGCGATCAGCTCGTCGCCCGCGGCCTCGATGACCCGCACGCGCGTGATGCCCGCGGCGGCGGCGGCGGCGGTGACGCCGTTCCCCGCGAGCACGACGTTCGCCTCGTCGATCACGATCGATCGCGCGGCGCCGACCTCGCGGAGCGCCGCCGTCACCATGTCGAGGTTCTTCGCGTTGTGGAGACGGCGGTTCTCCGGATCGGCCACGAGGTCCGCGACGGCCAGGGCGGAGTGAGCTGTCCCGAACCTCCCCGCTTCGGGACCGAGCGGGCCGACACCCTGGTTGGTCGGCGGGAGCTGATCGCGCGCGGGCGGGAGCGCGGCGGAGGCCTTCACGGGCTCCGCCTGGGCGCGCGCCCTCGGCGCCCGTGCCCCTTCGCTCCCGCCCGTTGGAACTTCGCCAGGGCGCGCGCGGCGCCCGCGCTCGATAGCTTGCGGTCGAACCCGTCGAACCGCTGGTCGAGCGTCTGCGCCGTCCAAAACGGATCGGGCGGGTCGCCCAGGAGGCGGAGTTCGAGGCGCCGGAGGAGCTGCAGGAGCACGCCTGCCACCGCTCACCGTTCCCCTCGCGCGGGCGCCTGCCGATCCCCTGGCCTGCGCCCGCCGCGCGGCGCCGCCGTCCCTGGCGCCACCCTGGGACACCCCAGGGCACCCCCCTGGCGCAATTCCGCGAAAACCTGCGCGAGAGA